ATGGGAAACAAAAGGTATAGCTCTGGGAGATATCACAGAAGATGTATCTGTTCACACTTACGATGGACCAAACGGATTAGGCTATATTATAATCATGGAGAAGCCAGTTACAGGTGGCCGATTTATCAAAAGGGTAGTCCACGGTGCTGAGCAGAGTAGAGCGCAGGATTGGACATTTACCCCCGATGATGATGGCATTACCTGATAACGGGGACTTTGCACAATCTGGCTCGATAATTGGTCGATGGAAACTCGATGAGGCTTCTGGAACAAGAGTTGATTCTGTAGGAAGCAGCGATCTAACCGATAACAATACCGTGGGTTCTGATGCTAGTTCTCAGTTTTCAACTACTGCAGCTGATTTCATAAAAGCAAATAGCGAATATCTTTCAGTTGCAGATAGTGAAACACTCAGCCCGTTGGTAGAAATGTCATACTTCGCATGGATAAGGCCAGCTGTGGTGCCATCTTCATCGAGCCTAGCGATTGCATCGAAGTACGACCACGCAGATAGGGCATGGTACCTTGACTACAGCGAAGATGGAGGAGGTGCGAGACTACACTTTTATATAGAAGACTTAAATGATGATTCAGATTCTCCAGAGGTGTCAATCACTTTGGCAACTGATACTTGGCATCACGTAGGGGTTGTATACGATGATACGGCAAACACGGCAACGTTCTATCACAATGGAGCCATTATAAGCACAGCACAAACTGTGACTGCAATAAATGACATTAATGATAGTGGAGCTGATTTTCGTATAGGAGCCTTCAGTGGTGGAGGAGGAATATCAGGAGAGTTTGATGGAAACATGCAGGATCACATATTCTGGAGTACAACACTCACAGCAGCAGAAGTAGCTGCGAACTACAACCTATACGGTACAGGTTTACCAGCTACAGCAGCCCTTCCTCAGTCAGGCTCAATAACCGCTAGGTGGAAGCTAGATGAGCCGTCAGGTACAAGAGCAGACTCTGTAGGAAGCAATGATCTTACGGACAACAACACAGTCACAGCAGAAGGAGCACAATTCAACAATATAGCAGCAGTCTTCGAGCTTGATAATTCGGAAAACCTATCCATAGCGGATAATGCTGATATGTCCCAGACAGGAGACATGAGTTATTTTGTTTGGGTTCAGTTTGAAACTCACACAATGGCAGATTCAAGACTGATGGATAAGCTGCTATCTGCAGGGGATCATCGGTCTTACTACTTTGCAATGACAACCAATGGTACGCAACTAAGGTATGGAAACTACTCAAATGGTCAATCTGGATCTGACAATGATATATTAAGGAACTTTACCCCTACTGATGGGGCTTGGTATCACATGGGGTTTGTCTATGATGCGAGTGCGGGGGAGGCGAAGCTATTTATAAATGGTGCGCAGCTGGGGGCTACAGATACAGGAATGAACACAAGTGTATATGATGGCGATGCTGACTTTACGATAGGAGGAGCTTCAGCCTTCCATGACGGGCTCATGCAAGACGCAATCATGTGGGGTGCTGAACTTACAGATGCAGAGGTGGAAGACCTATACAACGCATACTTTAACCTTCCAGACGAAGGAGATTTGCCTCAGTCTGGCTCAGTGATTTCTCGTTGGACTCTCACAGAGGACGGTGGAACGAGGAATGACCAAGTGGGAACAAACCATCTTACTGATAATAACACTGTAACCTCTACGACAGGGGTTTCAGAAACTAACTCTAGTGCAGAAAGAGCAGCAGATTTTGAAGTAGGAAACAATGAATATCTTAGCATTTCAGACAACGCCACTCTCTCTCCTACTGATAACGCTTCGTACTTCGCTTGGATAAAATTAGAATCACAACCTCCAGCAGGTAATCACAGGTTTATTGCCAGTAAATATGATGGTGATGATCGTTCATGGTTCTTTAGTGTACGAGAAGAAAGTGGCAACTTCTTAAATCTATACATTGAAGATTCAAATGAAGATTCTGAACAGGTCAAGGTGTCTCAAACCTTCACAAATGATGTTTGGTATCATGTGGGTTGGGTGTGGGATACGTCAGACAACTCTGTAGTTTTCTATGTAGACGGAGCAAAAGTTGGTTCTACTCAGTACCCTAATGACGTAGGGGATCTTGAAGATAGTTCGTGTCAATTTCGTATTGGTGAGATAGATAGTGTCGGAGCCGCAGGATGGGACGGAGAAATGCAAGACCATATCTTCTGGAGCGCATCACTCACCGCAGCTGAAGTACTTACCCTCTACGAGCTTTACACAGTAGAACCCTCTACAGGAACTCCGAGCGGACTTACTCTCATGGGAGTTGGTAATTGAGCGTAGTGCAGTGCATGGACTCCTCACCACCGATTCCCTAATATCGACTCATGGCAGCACCATCAGCCACCACACGGGCAGAACTACGAGCCTCCCTCACAAGGAAGACAGATAGCCAACTTACAGCGAACGCAGATTTAGACCTCTATCTCAACCTCGCAGACCTCTATGTGGCGAGGAGGTGGATGACGTTTGACCCCGGAAGATTTAGGGATGCGGGCACAGCAGGAGCAACAGACGCATCTGGACTCCTGAGCCTTGAAGTAGATACGACAAGAGTAGAAAGGCTTGAGGATGCCAATAAGTCCAAGTACCCGCTCATCAGTCTTGAGGAAAGATGGACGAAAACTGGGTACTACCCAACGGAATACGATGCCGCAAACAAGAAATACCGCCTACAAGTAATGAAGAGTGGAGCGGTTCTCGCAAGCACCTCAATGACGTGGTACGACCTCGGACTCGTGCAAATGGGAGATCAGGCATCCGATGAACCATCCATACCAGAGGAATACAGAGATATGATCGCCACTTGCGCCACTTGGTTCTACTACAGAGATCAGGGGCCGCCGTTCCTGGAAACTGCAAGAGGGTGGAAGTCAGAGATCTTAGACGATCTATCAGAAGCCAAGCAGTTCTACAGGACGTTCGCTCAAGACCCCAAGTTTATGAGCAGCAACGACCCCGATTCAGGGGGAAGCTACAGGATTGCCCATGTAGTATCGTAGTTCGTTCACACGAATTGATAACACTTCTACTGTAGTAGAGTGACTAGGCTTAGAAGACCACCGGCTTTCTCCACACTAACCCTAGACAAATTCTATGGAATGGTTCAGGACAGAAGTGGTGTAGAAGTGGACGATAAGGAATTTTATGACCTAACGAATGTACGGAATAACAACCTAGAAGGTCTTTGTGAAAGGAAGGGTGCTGTAAAAGTGTTCTCGCAGACACATACGGGGTCTGCTACAGGAACTCTCGCTGTGCACACATTCGTTGATGATTCGGGAACCAAGACGTACATTAAAATTGACGATACTGGGAAAACGTACAAATCCACAGGGAGCTCATGGAGCGAGATAACAGCCTCAGCCCCCACCTTCACCAACGCGAATACGTTCGTGGTGACAATGAGCACAAAGGACACAGGATCTGCTAACTCCACATCAGGAACAACAACATCCGCAACCCCCACAGGAATCACTGACACAGGAGAGACAGAGACTCTCAATGAGCATGTAGGACGCTGCCTTACAGTCAACAATGAGATCAAATTGGTTACAGGTAACACCGCAGCGGAGGTTTTCATAGCTGAAAAATTTGACGAAGAACCTTCCGCTGACTCATATACTATAAATCCTCGTGCTCAAGAGTTCTTTGTTGCGAATGGAACCGACTTCTATAAGTGTGATGGAACAACATTTACCAATTTAAGCACGTCAAATTTTGCCTACCCCTTTGAAATAATTGAGGCTCACCAAGGAAGACTCTTTGGATGCGTAGGAACAAGGCTCCACTGGTCAGACCTTGGTATAGGAGAGCATTTCTCCCGCAACGCGTGGAGAGACTTCCAAACGCCAATACAAGCTGTAAAATCCATAGGAAATGTTCTTGTAGTTTACGAGCGCGATCGCGTGACTACTGTGTTCGGAGACAATCCAGACAACTTCTTCTTTCAAGAAGTTCTTGGTAGTATAGGAACAACCTCTCCAAAGAGCGTTGCCAACTATCATGGACTCTACCAATTCTTTCTTAACGAATCTCTCGGCGTTGTCGTTCTCTCGACGAAGAGTCTCGCCCCCGAAGGACAGCCCGACGAGCCGTTCTCCATCTCCCGTGACTACATCAGCGACGACATTACAGGTCAAAGCGCAGCGAACCTCCAAGCGTGTGTCGGGGAGGTCGACGAAGACCATTATCACCTCTGCATAGACAATGATTGGTATGTCCTGAATGTCAAAGCCTCAGGAAAGACTGGATTCAAGAAATGGATATGGACCAAAGACGATAGACCAGATGCTATGGACGCACAGGTGCTTGGTCACTTTGACCAAAAGTTTGTTTCAGGTCCGCAAGACGATGGACAGGTGTATGAAATCGAGACGGGAACGGATGATGATGGTACGGCGATTTCAACAACGATAGAGAAGCGCAACTGGAATCCGGGCAATGCACCCTCAGTAAAAAAGTACTGGGCTCTCAGGGCAATACAACCCGTTGCAGGAGCGAGCGCTGTTATGAACTTCTTTGCAATACCCGACAGCACAACATATGGATCTGCCATCACAACAATAGACTTAAATACAGCCTCATCGGATGAGCACAAATACAGATTCACTGGTAATCCAAGCGCCGTAAAGAACTCTGGACGCAAGATTAGCTTCAAGCTGACGAAAACCTCAGCCAACCCCATGACTGAAATAGAGCAACTTGAGCTGCTATTCATACCGGGCATTTACAACTAATCATGGTTCTCATAATCCAGCAAACGGCAATAAGCCACGGTACGAGCACATTTATTAATACGCGACCTCAATCTCCAAAGCCGGGCACACTCTGGAAGAACCTCGGAACGAACGAGGATGAGATATGGGATGGTAGCAAATGGATAAGGCTTGCCAAGCTTGACCAGATTCTTTCTACGTTTGGCGATGGCTCCGACGGTGAGGTAACAATCTCTGCAAATACGGAAATGACTGCGGACAAACAATATAGCGACTTGACTGTAGCCTCTACATATACCCTTGATACAAATGGCTATGTACTAAGAGTAAGCGGAACACTTACCTTAGACGGGGATATTATCAGTAATGGGAACATTGGATCAAATGGTAGCAATGCAACATCGAAGCTTGGTGCAGCCGCGGGTGCAGGAGGAGCTGCTGCTCACTCAGGCGCAACAACCCCCGACTCTATGGCAGGGCAAGCCGGTGGAGCGGGTGGAGATGGGCACAGGGGCGATGGACATAGCCCGTCCTCAGGTAATGCTGGGGGGAATGGGGACACGGGTGCAGCAGTCGCGCAATCAATAGGATCAAATGGTCCAGCAGGAGGAGCAGGAGGCGTCAGTGGGCACGCAACATCGTGTTCAGCGGCTGCGGGGGCTTCATCAGGAGGAACAAGCGCGGGAGGTACAGCGACAGCGATAACCAATGCAGAAATGTTTGAAAACGCTCGGATCGACCCTACACACATCCAGAATGAATCGGCAGAAAGGCTGCATGGAGGATCTGGTGGTGGAGGTGGAGGTGGCGGAGGAGCATCCTGCAGTGACTCTGTATATACTTTCGCCGAAGGTGGGGGTGGAGGCGGGGGCGCGGGATCTGGTAGTGGAGGAGGAAATATGAGTGTTCATGCCAACGCAATAACAGGCGCAGGAGACTTTATTGCCACAGGTGGCGCTGGCGGAACTGGTGGCGACGGTGCCACAGGAGTTGAGGAGAATGGAGCAGGAGGAGGTGGCGGTGGAGGTGGTGGAGGAGGCTCTGGTGGGTACATCAAGCTAACAACGCGCACTAGCACGGGCTGGAGCGGAACGGGAACTGTGACTGGGGGCGCTGCAGGACCAGGAGGATCTGGCGGAAGTAGGCTTGGTGCCTCTGCAACATCTGGAAGCAGCGGAGGCAACGGGGGTGCAGGGAACACTGGAAAGTTCTTCCACCTCTCTCTTAGCTTCCTATAATACTGCACTACGTTGATACAGGTATTCCTTATGGTATATCGTGTTAGAAATGGCGAAAAGCGACAAAACTGATGGCAAGCAGAATGAGCGTATTCGTGCACTCGAAGTTCAAATGGACGGCATGAAAGAGATGATCGCCGAAATAAAGGATATGGTAACGGTTAAACTGCCGAAGCTAGTCAGAGACGGCTTTACTGATCTCCGAAAGGAGACGAAAGACGAACACCGCAAAGACCTCGCCCTCCTAGAGAATCGGGTAAAAAAAAATGAAGACAAAATCGCGGGGCTCGACATCTTCTCCTTCATCATACGCCACCCCAAAATCTCCCTGTTTGCAGGAATAGGATTGTACTTCCTCGCGATTGAGGATTTCAGAGATCTTGTGTTATCATTACTCTAAATGAAGACAAAAGGAGTGCTCCACCACACGGCGGACACTACACAGTCGCCTCAGTACGACAAGGTGTGGGAGTATCACAACTCTGGAGCTGGGGGCAAGTGGCCCGAAGGTTTTGGCATACAGTACACATACTTCATTGAACGAGACGGCATGATTATTCAGGGAAGAGAAGAACACGAAACAACATGGCACGCAGGAAACTGGCTTCTCAACAAGCAGTCAATCGGGATATGTCTTGCGGGAGATTTCACAAGAGAAGACCCAACGATGGCACAACTAAAATCACTTAAAGACCTACTGATAGACATACAAAGAAGGCGAGGAATACCCAATGACAACATATATCCCCACAGAGAAGTCCGCGCGACTCGCTGTCCGGGGACTGATTTCTTGAGACTTATAGAAGAAAAACTACCCAATAAAACATTAAAGCAGAAAATTGTCCAGCTACAAAAAGGTGCAGATAGAAGCAAAGAACACAACCCCTCACGATACAGGCGCATTATGAGGAAACTAAAACGTCTACTTAGGCTACAATAGCCACATTCCCCCTATTCTTATGTTGACCAGTCCAGTAACAATCGCAGTCACAGGTACAGCTATCCTCCGAAGGCTCGGCCTCGAAGGTGCAAAGTACAGTATGATTGCCTCCATTGTCCTCGGTGGACTCGCTACTTATTTCACCATCAATTATCCAGAAGGATTTGAGATGGCTACTACATACCTTGTTGGTCTTGAGGCCACAGGTGGTGTTGCTTTCCTGTACGACGTACTTGGAAAGGTGAAGAAAGGACGCTAATCATCTGACTAGCCCCGCCTTCAGGATCATTGTCATGTTTGTGATACTTGCTATCACATGGTACATCACGCGCTATTTTGGGTCTGATCCATCCTTCTTCCGTATTCAGCCATCAATAGAGCCTCTGCCCTTCCATGATGCTTTTTCAAGGTAATGTCTGCGAGAGGGAATAGCTCTTGCGCGACGCGTATAGAGTCACCCTTCTCCTTCTTAATCAAGCCAAACTCTTTCTTCCACGCTTGGGGGCGCACTCTCACTGTTCGGATATAGAGACAAGTAAAGATGGCATGAAGTGCACCGAGCCCATACCCCATGTTAAACATACTCGTCACGCCTTGGCCGGGCATAGCGTTAACCTCTTCGACAAATACAGCATGACCAGAGTTTGCTCTATCTCGAAATACATTGCGGACACCCACAAGGTCAATACGGCTCTTCTTCTTCTTGCCGACTGTGTACTGCATTATTGGCATATCGTGCAGCTCCACGTTTCCATCGAAATCTAGTACAGCAATCGCCCCACTAATGCCGGGATCGACCCCGACATAGGTATGAGTAGAGTTCATATGAGAGAAGGAAGTTTGTGGCTAGTATCATAGCATGGCTTCATCCCGTCCATCAAGAAGGTCAATCCGAGCTGGTACAGCTGGGAATAGAGTTGCATCAAGAGAGAGGGAAACAAGTCCCCAACCACAGAGTAGTGGTATGCACGCTGTTAACCGACGAGTCCTAAGTGTAAACCCTCAGCACACTATAGAGCCTATTGATATTGGTAAGGCTAGGGATCTTCTGGGCAAGGAATTGAGAGAAGGTGGGTACGGCTTTGACTACAAAACAGCTGCTCAGCTAAAGAAAGAAGCTCAGTCCAGTGCCCGCTCTTCATTTGGGACAGGAAATAAGTATCAAAGAGAGGTCGCATACCAGATAGGAGTTAATAAAAGAAGTCAATCTATTCGTTTCGCAGCAGAGATACAAAGTCGTCTACCAGATAAGGTTCGAGAGATGGAAAATAAAGCCTTGGCTGATCTTCGAAAGAAAGCCACGGCCGCAGAGGAAGCAGAAAGAGTTGCGGACAGGAGAAGGAAAGAGGATATAGCAGCTGGCAAGGAAACAGAACGAGCCACTTTCGAGGGGCTAAAGCCAAACAAAAGAAGCCTTAGGGTTCAATCAGCCATTGAGAGAGATAACGCTTCATCCATATTAAATGCGGCGGAGGCTGCAGGACGAGCTAAGATGGCCGAAAGCCCAGACGACCAAAGGCTATTTGGAGAATTTACCGTGGGGATAGAGGACGATGAGGTGCAAAGGCTACAGGACGTAGCACAGAACAGTTTCGATGAGTATTACGAGAGGCAAGAAGGATTTGTACGCGCAGAGCTTGCTATTAAGCTCAAGAACCTGAACGAAAAGTTCAACATCTTTAGCAAAGAATCCCAATTCTTCCTTGAAAGGAATATCGGAGAGATTGATAGGGACACAGCCGAGGATCTCCTTGATATGGTAAACAACGCTCAGGTGTCAGGGACACTTGACTCTGGATTGCTTCGGGCTGCAGCGGACAAAATCGTAGAGATGAGAGAGTTTGACGTTGAAGGAGAGGAAATGAAAGCTGAGTTCGCTCGTCAGAAAGCAGTTCTTGCTAAAGAGACAGGAATAGCTACGGCAGAACTGACAGCTGATAAAGCTCTGGACGTACAGGCAAGAGAGAAAGAAGAGGCAGAAAGAACTAGGTTCACCGAGAATTTGCAGGAAGAAGACAACAGGAGAAAGATGGAGCAGGAAAGAGCAGCCACAGAACTCAACGAAGACTTCGAAGATCCAAATGCTGTTAGCGGGAACAGGGCGGGGCCAGCTGCAAGGTCGCAGATTAAACCAAGAGAGTTTACACCACCCAACCTCAACTTTAGCGACCAACAAAGGGCTGAGATTAGCCGATCAGGAAAGGGTTCCAGAGGGGGGTCAGTCCCAAGCAGATTTGCTGGACAGCTCAAAGCTTCCACAAATGTTACCGGCGCAGGACGTCAGCAATCACGCACAATAACTCCAAGCCGCTCAACAGTGGCTAGGGCGAATACGAATACAGGAAGAACCGCTATTACTGCGCGGAGCTCAGGAGGATCACTTACTTCAAGAGCAGTCTTAAGAAGGACTGCTCGCGGCGGATAATTATGGCTACAGCACAAGACTTTCTAACATCGGGAGACAGAAATATCGGGGGCATCACCCAAGAGACCCTCGACAAATATCCAGTTGTATCGTACTTCGCATCAAGGAAAGCTGCTCAAGAATCGGGGCAAGACCCTAATGACCCAGCCACACTAAGAGGTATCTCCCAAAGCCAAGGTCACGCCAAACGGATGAAGCAGGTGGCTACAGTGGGAGACAGGAGAACCATTGAAAGGATCGCTGGCATAAAAGACTTCGGACTTGCTGGGCCAGATGCCCCTACAGCTGAACTAGAAAGAACTGGAAACGCCGCACAATTCAACGCATCCAACATGCTTATAAGGGGAAGGCAAGCCACATTCAGGCAACAGATAGACGCTCAAAACAGGCTTGATGAAATGGCTGGAATGGAAGCCGACTTACGAAGGAAGTCTAATGTGATGAGAAGGAAGGCTCAGGAGGAAATAGACTCACAGGTTGCCAATACACAGAACCAGATGTTTGTGTCAAGGACAACACTAATGAGCCAAATAACGCACCTCTCACCTGTACAGCAGAATAGGATTCTATCGTCACAAAGAGGATTCTTCCAGAACAGGATCAATAACCTTGAGTCAATCCGAAAGGCTCGTCTTAGCGCAATAGACGACCAAATAGATAGCGATGAGGCACAGCTACAGAAAGAGACGGATATGGCCAACAACAGAAAAGAGTTCCTAGAGAAACAGATAGAGTTCCTTGAGGACACAGCGGGAGACCTAGATTCTGCAGCACAAGCAAGACTAGATCTTGCCAAATTAAACAAGAAGGGTGCAGGTAGTAAAAGCACGCCCGAAGAAGACGTTATTTTCCATGACATACTTAACAAATCAGTAAAGTCAAAACAAGACGCCAACCTCCTAACCGGCGAGTCTAAAAGCACGGCTCCTACAACAGCAGAAATCGCAGAAGCCAAAAGGCAAGCTAAGGATGTTGTCGAAAGGAGGAGGAGGGGAATAGACAGTGTCCCGAAAGATGCAGACCCCTCTGTAAGAGGAGCTATAACCGCTGCATCAATAGGGATAGCTCCCGTAGGAATAGGTATAACCAAATAACAATGGCAATCTCATTATTTCCGAAAAGGCCAAAGACCAAGGACCTTCGGGGACCAGCCTTCCCTGAAAGAAATTTATCCCTAGAAGACGTTCAGGCATCAGTAAGTGGTAAGACCACAAAACCCGACGTAGGGCAATCTATGGGCGCAAACACCTTCCAGCAAGGTGCTGAACTCATGGGTGGCAGGAAGCCGCTGGGACCAGAGAAGCCAATGTTTGTCGCGGATGTTCATGATGTGGGAGAATTGGAAAAATCTGGTGAAGAGGCGCAAAAGGACATGATAATAGATCCGACAGAAGTTTTCGACCAACATAGAAGAAGGCTGGAGGAAGAAGCTGAAAAGTGGGGCGTAGTCACGCCACAGATGAGCGATTACGTCAAACAGATCAATAGGGAAAAGGAAGAGAAATTCATATCGGAGCGCGAAAAACGGGGAGACTTCTTCGCAAGTGACATGACTGTGGGATTTGCTCCCAGAACATTTTTCATTCCACCAGACGTAACACCAGAAGCATTAAGCATAGCGATCGTTGAGGAGCGTCTCGATGAGATCAACCGAAAGTACCTCAGCAAGCTCCCTGAAGGCACGCCTGTAGGCATGTTGGGAAAGAGACTAGACCCAGAAGCCACAGGTAGGCGCTTGCTTAGTGCTATTCCATTTATGCCAGATATTCTAAAAAGAGTTGAAGACCCTAAAGAGAGGGTTATACAAGAGTCCATAGAAAGAGTGACCCCAAGACCCATAGCCTTCAAAGCTGCAACAGTCATTCTCGATGTTGCAAGGATTGTAGGAGAATTCAAACTTGTCACAGCCGCTCTTAAACTCCCTATAGGGCCACTAGCAACGACTGCGAGAGGAAGGGCAATGATTGATCTATCAAAGGAGTATATGAAGAATCACCCTTACACATCAGGTCTTATAGGATCAGAGATAGTATTCAATGCCCACGAAGCATCTGGGCAAATAGCTCGCGGAAAATTGGAACCAGAGGGATTCGCTATGGCTACAGCTGAGGCGCTCATATTTCACTCAGGATATGAGTTCGTGTACAAGCCAGTAGACAGGGGTGTGCAGAAGTTCTTTACGGTTAGACAAAATATAGAGTCAAGAAGCATCACTGCTTCCCGAGGAGAAATCAGTGATGTTTTTGCGAATCGTGGGCCAACTGCAAATCCTAAAAGGTTCAATGAGATTTCAAAAGCTGTATATCAAAACTCCGATGATATAGGTAGAAAGCTAATGAAAGGAAGAGGGAAGCCCATAAAGCTTCACTACACCGTAGAGGTCCCGGGAGGCGGAACCTCCCCCGCAGGAGCCCTTCTAAAGAAAGCTAGGAAGGGTCTAAAGCAATTCACAGAACAGGTATTCGTACCATCAGGAAAAAGCAACGTCAGTCAGATCCGCGTGTCTGGTGGCAAGAAGGCACGTACCATGCGCTATATACTGACTAATGGAGAACAGGTGAAGGTAGTTTCCAACGGAAAGAAGTTGTCTGTATATGCTACACCGGGAATAGACAAGCCTTCATTAGAAGGGTTTTACAAGAGCATATCAACAGAATTTAACGTTGGAGGATCTGATATACGCGCATTGCCTCCAGAGAGGAACGTAGAATATGTTCCAGAGTCTGCCGAGCTAAAGTTCGTTGTAGATGTATCTATTGATCCAATCGTCTCCGAATTCAGGAAAGACCTAGAAAGCAAGACCGAGCTACAAGAGAAAGCTGCACTTGAGCCATCGGACGCCAAGAAGCGCTCATCGGAATTCCTAGCAAGAAGTCGAGAGGTACAAAACATCGAAAAAGAACTACAAGAGGCCGAGGCAAAGCTCGATCTCCAGAGAGCTACGTTCACAGGTCTAAGCACCGGCCCTACGGGGGAGAGTATTGACCTTCAACCTCTTACAAACAAGCGGACTGGGGAGCTTGCTGAGGTATCAGGAGAAAGAGGAGGACCGATATTTGCTCAACAAGGAGACGACATATCAAAATCTCTTGGGTTTGAAAGCTCTGAGGATCTAAGGTCACTGCAGCCCGAGATACAGAAGAATAGAGAGATTCTTAAGGGCATGGAGCAGGATGTAGCTGAGATAAAAGGAAGGCTAAGAGAGGCTAAGAAGATCAGAAATCAAGCCAAGACTGCCATAAAGGATGCCCAAAGATCTGTTCCAGCTACAGAGAAGAAAGCAAAGAAAGACCTTATACCAAAAGGACCATCAAGAGCCGAATTAAAGGCTGACCTCATTGAAGCCGAGTCCCTACCGCCCAGCGAAGCGAGGGATGCAGCTGTAGCGCAGATAAAGGAAGCCATTGCTGCATCGGGCACACCTTTGGAGGTTGCAAGGAGAGGTGAGACAGCCGCACACAAGAAGATGCGCAATCTGCAGAAATCTAACAAAGCTCTTACGAAAGAGCTACACAATCTTACGAACCGACAAACAGCTAAGAAGCTGGATAAGACCATAAGAACAGCAAAACTACCCGAGAAGGTTCGCAAAGAGCTTGAACCTCTACGGAAATCCCTTGCGAAGCCCGGGTCTAAGATCAGGGGAATAACTGAATTGGCGAACTTAATAAGTCGTCAGCCAGAGAACCATGTATCACATCAGGTATTAGATTTTGTCCGGTCACTAAACGGGAAAAGGATGTCTTCACTTACGGCAAAAGACTTGGCACTTATCGACGACCTACTTAGCTCATTTGTCAAATCAGAGCATCTGGCGAATAAAATCATAATACGAGGGGAGAAGAAGAATATAGATGATGTGGTCAAAGAAGCACTGGCGAATGTAAACCTGCGGCATGAATCAAAGAACAACGCGCTAACAGGACTAGACTCCATGCAAAAGGAGAGTGACGGTACAAGGGTGGGGAACCTCGCGACCATAGAGTCGTACAACATGGAGCTTAAGGCGGAAATCCTAGACGGTAAGCTTAGCGGAATTATTAAGGACGTTATGTACAATGAGGTAAATGCAGGTGTCGACAAGCAGTTTAGGTTTGAGCACCAAGCCGAAGACTTCTTCAAGGACAAGCTAGAAGGCATTGACATAAGTGGCTGGAGCCATTCCTTTAACAAGAAGGCAAAGAATGTACACAAGGTCACTATCAAGATAAGCGGGAACAGAACACTCTCTATGAGCAAAGGAGAAAGGGTAGCCCTATTCCTCCACACCCTAAACGAAGACAACCTACGTCACTTGGTAGAAGGTGGGATCTCATTCGAAAGAACACCATCAAAGATAATAGAGCTTAACAACAATGACATATTGGTGATACAAGGAATCTTGACCGATGATGAAATGACTGTTGCAGCTGCAATCAATGAATACTTCAACGCTGTACAAAAGCCCGCGCTCAACGCAGAATCCCGACCATTGATGGGACATGACGTTGCCCGAGAGCCTGACTACTTCAAAATAAGAACCAACTTCCTCGACAAGTTCAACAGCGACATTCTCCGTCAAAACATCATTAATCAAACACTTGAAGGTCAAGGGATGTTCGAAGAACGTGTACAAGCCGATAACGCCATTATCCTAGAAGACGTGTTCACCGCAACATACAAGAGCATAAAGAGGTCTGGAGCATTTATAGGGCTCGCATCTCCCGTAAGAAACATGAGGCTACTACTCCAGAACGATGAGTTCTTGATCGGGATGAGGAACGCTGGGAAGAACGCCTACGTCAAAGACATGAAAGAATATGTGGACAGGATAGAGGGCGACCCGATTAAATTTGACAATATCAGCAGCTTAACGATCGAGGCTATCAACAAGCTCGATGTGGGTATCCTTGGTCTCAACCCGTTTGTCATGGCGAACCAGCCAATATCTCTGCTCGCAGCGGGCACAGAGATGAGTATGGCAGATTTGTCAAAGGGTATTGCCGAGAAGGACGTCGACATTGAGAAATATACAATCCAAGTCGGCAAAACTAGAGCCAAAATGCACAAGTGGTCGCCCCAAATAAGAGACAGGCTTGACGGGAACGTCTCAAGAGAAATGGGAGAGGTCGCGCACGTTGGAGCTCCTATGAGGTTCTGGACAGGGAAAACTGTTGTTAGTCAGAAGTTCATGGCGGGTGTAACAAAATTCGATACAGAGGCTATTGGGGGTATTTGGGAGGGGATTGAGATCGAGACAAAGAGATTGCATCCAGACCTTAAGGGCGACGACTTCTATAGGCATGTAGCTGAACGACACTGGGAGGTGGTACGGAAGACGCAGCCCACATTCCACATCAAAGACCGATCAACAATCGGGATGAGAAGGGGCACGCTTACAAGGCTTCTCACGAAGTACTCATCACAAAGGAACAAGAACTACATTATCCTAAGAAGGAGTGGAGAGAAGTACAACCGAAGTGGGAAAACAGCTAAAGACAAAGCTATCTTCGCCAAGACGATCGCCATTGTCACACTACTCACTCCCATGATGCTGATGGCTAACCGCGAACTAAGAGGGAAGCTTTATGGCAGGAAGGAGAAGAGAACGATGTTTGGTAGAGCCTTAGACATCATTGAGGTCAACCTCGGAAACATATACGTTCTTGGTGCTGCGGTGGCATCGCTAAGAAGCAAAGTGGAGAAGGGGCCGTTCGCGGGATACGAAATAAACACAACTCTACTTGGAGTTGTAAACGAGCTTATAAGCGACATTGCTACACTCATACGCGCGGGTATACAGAAGTCCACAGGAGAGACTTACCAGAAGGGAGAACACAAGAACGAGGAGAAGTGGAAAGTATCAGCGAAGAAGGGTCTCATAGAAACCACGGAAGACATAGCGAAAATAAGGGGGATACCCCTGCACTCGATAAGGAAGCTGACCGAATCAGGATTTAAGAAGATCCAAGAGGGGAACATATCAGAAGAAAGGAAAGATCTTCTCAAAAGAAAGAAAGCCCTTGAGGAAAAAAATTCTGACAAAAAGAAACTACTTCTCAAGAAGAGGAAGAAGCTACTTAAAGAGCAAAAAGCAAGAAAGAAAGCCCTTCTCAAAGAACGACAATGAACGACTGGAAATTCACCCCTGACGAGGATGGCCATCTACGAATCTACTGGATGAAGATGATTCTCTATCCCGAGAAGTCGGACAGAAGCCCTACGAAAATCCATGTCACACACGAAGAAGAACTCCAAGAGGCTATTGAAGAGGTTGTCAGATTATTGTACGACGACTAGCCTGTTAGCTTAGGCGGGAGACGACGCCTCTTGCTTCTTAACCTACCAATACCGCGCTTCGTAGAACGCAGTCTGCTCTTTGCGCCCGAAAGAGTTTTAATATTGCGTATCTCTACTCGGCCTACGCTTTGCTGTGGGGCGAGCTCTCCTCTTTTTGTGTATCTTTCTATCATCTCTTCGACTTGAACGCCGCCTAGAAGGAGAAGCACTTATGGCTGGCCTAGATCTTAATGCACGCTTTCTGCTGGCTGCCCTCATTTTCCTTACGGTCTTTGCTGCTTTTGTAGCCTTTCTCCCTTGTGACTTAGCTTTCCTGTTGGCTGCCATCGCCCTAGCCTTTGCGCTCACACCTACGCTTACCCTTGCTTTTGTTTTCTGCACAGCTTCCTTCGATTTGAAATGCCTGACGTTCTGTGTCAAGAACCTAGATTTATCTTTCGCCATTGTCTTTGGTAAATTCCTAAGCCAATCTGCATGCTCTCTCTTTCGCTTCCGCTCAGCCGCATCCGCATCAGCTCTCTTCTTCCTAATAACTCCAACCTTCTTCGCTGCCTTAGTTGCCTTTTTTCCCTGACTCTTAGCCCTCCTATTAGCCACATGCTTTCTAGCATTTGCACGAACGCCTGTCGTATAACCTACACCTTTTGGCATATCGCTATTATACCTTGGCAGGAGTATAATACAATCCATGGCTATGCAGCCTGAAGATGTGGAAAGGCTAAGAGAACAGCATCAGGATACGAAAGTACCACCGCACGCGGGCTTGGAGTTAGCGCAGTTGTTAGCCCAAATACCCGAAGGCGACGTTGAGCTTCTTACTGAAATCGCAACGACATACGCGCGGCAATACAGAGTGGTCTTTGGTACTGAACTACACAAAATACTCCTAAACGAAATCAACAGGCATGAGAAGGATAGATTCGATATTAGGCAGACTTACTTCCACGCACTTTTTTTCGCGTGCATAGACGATGGAAAAACGGTCTACCCTACAAACTTTACCAAGATGCTCAATGACGAGGATGGAGAGCCCCTGTAAACACGGCTGGTACGACATAACACTTTGTAGAGAATGTCGAAAAACTCTGTACGAGTATATGCCAGACGAGTGTGATTAGTCGCCGCACGTCGGACACATTTCGCCACCAAGAGGTTTTGTCTTACCACAAACAATACATTCCTCAATGTCTTTAGAAATAGGGTACCAAGCGTGCTCATGCTTCGGGCTCTGGTCGCTCATGGGAAACATGATAACACATTAAAGTACGGTACTCCACAATGGATTAAGTTAAAACTTTGTGTATAGTTCATCAAGTGCAACCGATCCGACTTCTCTCTCGGCCATCCTTCGTCCCCTCAACGTGGATTGGTTGCGCTTTTTCATGCATTGGGGGGACGATGGGTGGCTTTGTAAGCCCTCATGTCTGAACACCTAACATTACCGGGACAGGTTATAATTCGCATCGACGATAAGAAACGAACGATGGGAGCTATCGTAACCAACCCTGAAGAATGTAAAAGCTTCAACGACGACGGATGGGGAATTTTCTTCACGCCAAATAGCTTCCGCACTCCCACAAAAGAGGAGCACAAAGCCAACGTAACAAAGACCCCGCGCAATGAGCAATATCTCACCGGTATTAATTTCGTATACGGCGATCTCGACGTAGCTAAGGATGGAGAGAAAACTACACAAGAAGAGATTGATAAGCGCAAGCAAACTTTACAAGAAGCTCTAGAGGAGCACTGTTGCCCTAATTTCATCATCATCACTAGAAATGGCCTCCAGCCCCTATGGGCGCTCAGTGACTCCTCGCCGGATCAAGGGGTCCTCGCAAAGAGAGTCATGTGCGGAATCATTGAATGGAGTGGTGAATACGGAGGCAAAAAGGATAACGTCAAAGATCTCGCACGAGTCTTGCGAACCCCTGAGTACACCCATAACAAACAGGAGCCGTACATGGTTGAGCTTATAGAGTATGACGTACCAAAATACACACTTGAAGCTCTCCTCGCCAAGTTCCCCTACGAAGAGTTAGCCCCGGGGCAAGCTCCAGAGGAAGAAGACAATATTTTCTCGGGGGTTGATATTAAGGATATAGCCATCAAAGCGTTCAAAGAGATAGGACGCGAGGCCTCTTTTGACAAACAGCTTCGATTAACTCTCGACGGACGGCTCACGGGTACTTTCCAAGGAAAAAAAGGAGCTAGGCAGTACATTGCCACCACATCAGGGCAGGACCCATACGAAGGCAACAAAATTACTGTCGTTTCCCAAATTTTGGGGCTTAATAATAAAGAAGCTGCTGAGTGGGTGCAAAAAAACTTTGAGCCCAAGAAAGCAAAAGCCATACCGTTCCTCTCATGGTCTAGTTTGGCCACATCTACCCTCGATTTCCAAAATTATCTACAAGGTCAAGATCTCGCACAATTTCACTTCGCTCCACTCGACAAAATGTTCGGCGGAATCCTACCAACGGACCTCATAACCGTCGGAGCTGATACAGGTTGCGGTAAATCCGACTTTCTACTCCATATTGCGTACAAAAACGCACAACAAGGGAAGAAGGTCCTCTTTTTCCAGCTCGAAATGGACGAACACGAGATTATGGTGCGACGGTTGCTGCAACGCGCCAATGCAGCTCTCGGATCAAATTACATTACCCCACGCGACATGCGAATTTTCAACATTTCAGACAAGCAAAAAGAAGAAATCGGAAAAGCTGTCATAGAGGAACAGAAGAGTATCGGTGAAAACATCCAAGTGTATTCCGGCGGAGCTATGAAATTCGACGATTTTTCCGCAGCTCTCGAGAAAATACACGGTTTTGACCTCCTCGTTCTCGATCACGTCCACTACTTCTCTATGGACGGCAAATCCGACTCAATGGCTACGAATCTCTCTGATGTTATGCGTAAAATGCGTACAATCGTCAAAACTCACAAAATTCCGATTATTTTAGCTTCTCACCTCCGAAAGAGGGACATGTTAAAGGAGCCAGAACTCGTTGATCTTCATGGATCTGGTGATATTGCCAAGGAATCTACATGCGTTATAATGATCCACAGAGACAGGGAGAAAACTGAGGACGGCGCATACGAACTCACTGGCAGAACTTCTCTCTACGTCCGCAAATCAAGAGGCACCGGAGACCTCGGCGAACCCATTTACTGCACTTTCGACCCCATCTTACGTGAGCTTGTACCAGACGAACCCCCCGCAACCTTTGAAACAACAAAGCTTCCGATCTGATTATATTAAAATTGAAAGACAGCTCCAAGACGCATTGGACTTCTTTGAGGGTACGGGACCATACACACGCCCCATAGTAAGCAAACAAGGGCGCTCTATTGTCACCATATTCAGCGGACAAAGATTCGCGACGAAAAAGCTGCTCCGGGACAAAGTTCGAAGGATTCTTTGGGATGAGAAAAACCTTACTACCCCTCTTTCTGGCTTAGATGAGACAATTATTCGTTACATCTTCTCTCAACATCCTCGCTATGAGGAAATGACCAATGGATTGAGCGTGTACCAAATTTGGGTCAGGGAAGTTCACAAAAAGAACCGGCACTTCGTTTTTGAGCTAATGGACGGCACTATTGACTATTTTAGCTATCAGAAATGCTTTTTCTTCTCTGAGCGCACTGAGTTTATGGCCGAATGCCGGCAGTCAATTTCGCAGTGGATCAAAGTTTGGAGAGAAAAGAATGCCATTCCAGACGGTTTTCACGTCCATCACAAAGCTCCCGCGACATTTTCAATGATTGCTGAGGAGTTTGGAGAGCTGACTAATTGGGTACGCCCCGTGGATAACTTGGCGTTCATTCAGTTTCATGCTGATCGTGCCGATCTTGAGGGTCTTCCAGCTGAAGCTCACCAAAGTCTTCACTCGCGATCTTGAAGTTTTTTGACCGAATGAGCGCTTTGAAACTATCCACATGAATAGCTATGGATTTTCTTTTTTTATAGCTCTTATTATGGATAACAAGTTTGCCGGCAGAAAAGACAGCTGAGGGCTCATCAAAGGAAAATAGTATAAAATTTCCCTCTCTTTGAATTGCTGCGCTAGAACGAGTTAAGGTGTAGTGCTTTATCATTATCTTCGTCGGGAATAGTAAAAACAGCTGCATACTCACCCTCCTCATTGCTCGCACAACGGAAAAGCTTGTATCCCTCAGGAATATCCACAACCTCTCCCACGGGGAGTTTCTTTACTAATATCTTCATGTTACTATGGTGGTAGGTAATAAGACCCACTAATTATAGTGGTACCTGCCAAAAACGCAACGCGGTTTTTTGGCTATACCACTCAAACCCAGCGCGGCTCTCTTGACAACAGCTTACTCTCTTGTTACACTGCGTCGTGTCCGTTGCGCCGCTCGCAAGCAACGCGGCGACGGCAACGCAGGTAACAAAAGTGAGTTAAATATTTTATAATATATTTTTTAACAAAACACATCAAAACAGCTCATACATGACGTACAACAGGTTTAGCTCTTATTTTGTCGTGCGTATGAACGGCTCTATGTTATATATGTTACTACGCCGTCATGGAACCTGAGGGGGGAATGGGGGTGGGTGCTCTTGTGCACCCACATAATAAAAGGATTGTTTACTATTATATCGTATGCCTATGGCATACACGCATGGCGTACCTATGAGTACGCACGCATGGTGTACCTATGGGTACGCACGACAGCATGGGGTGTGCTACGCACACGCTAGTTAGATGCGAATGATTGACAAGTGGCACGATATGTGGTATGATGTATGAGGTGGGGCAAGAGGGGCACGCACCCATGTAATTTTATACCAGAAGCGCACCCCCGAGCAAGCCAACAGCAAACACCAGAGCGCACCCACTAGCCTGCTAATACCCATACCAACACCACATGTACAAATACATTATACCTATTGCAGCCTACGCAATAGGCTACGTCCTAGCTCATTACTACGACATCATCATCATTCCGCTAGTGTATTAGTATCCGCATCATCGTCCCACCGTTCAACCTTGTGGACACCGTCCGAGGTTTCGACAGTTTGCACGATTTCGCCTTTATCCCAATCAACACGATTTCCGCCTTTCAAGTGATCGCTGATGCGATCATTCATTGATACGGTCGTATGCACCTCTTGACGATCAGCCCACGAATGGAGATTTTTGAGTGCAAAGATAGTGCCAGCAGTTTGACCTACACCCACAATCAATCTTTGAGCCATGATCTCTTCTTGTAATGCCTTGCCCTTTTCGATAGCGTAATCAAACTCTTTGATATTCTTTTTCCATTCATACAGTACAGCAGGAGAAATATCGAGCCGAGCAGCGAGACCCCTTAGCGTACCGAGTTTTAGCTTTGTGATGTCGATGTCGTTCCAATCCCCTTGCGTATCAAATCCAGCCATATGATCGAGCGCGACTTGATCGTATTCCTTGCGATAGTTTGACGGTCTACCCATTGCAGCAGCTTTTTGATTGATAACCGCGATTGAGCCGTTTTTTGATGCTGTGCGAGCCATACGCTTACTATACCATACCATGCTATGAATCGCCTATTTATGGGCAAATTATGTACTCAACAGCCATTGACACTGACAAGCGCGCATGGTACAATTAAAGCCACATTCCTACCCTTTCCAAGCATGTTTATACCAAGATTATTCAACGACAACCGCGAGACCGCCGAGCTTGTAGCAGTACCAGTGAAGCGTAAGAAAATAATCACTTGGCTACCATGTCCCGAGTGCGGAAAAAACATCAGTACCGAGACAAAGCAGCGAATTGGCTCATGCCTACCATGCTTCCATAAATACGACTAAATCCTTTCTTCATTCAATCGTTTTTACCCTTTCCAATCATTTTATGATTACACCCGAAGCCCTAGCGCAAATGCTTGCGCTTGACGAACTAGAGTCAAGCGAGCGCATGTTAGAAGCGTAAAGCCCACCACCCGAGTACGCGCCCGAGCTAACCCCCGAGCGCGTATCTCTTTTTATTCATTCCTACCCTTTCCAATGCAACCGAACTTTTTCGACCGCGATAGCTACTCAATCCCGACGGTACAACGCGCCCGAGAGATTGCCGTAGCTTCGCCTTGTGTATCGCTAGTGAAGCAAGACGGAAAGCGCAAGGCATACTTGCACCTACCGCACGCGCCCGAGGTAGAAATTACCGACACCGAGCAATTTTGCAGTAGCCTACACTTTGAACACCGTTTTGACATATCATCGAACGTCAAAGCGCAATACACGAACAGTGAACACTATCATTTTCCGAGCAATACACGCGAGATGCAAAACTTGTTTGGAATTGTGTTCAAGAGTGTTAATTGGC